GAGATGGAACCATTTGCTGCTATGCTATCAGAAGTAATACTTCCAGTAGCAATAACATTACTTCCAGACGTAATATCGCCTGTTGTTGTCACTGTGGTAGCCGATATATCCGAACCACTAATATTTCCCGTTGAAGTAACAGATGTTGCCGTAACACCGCTGGCAGAAATATCTCCGCTTGCCGTTACATTACCTGTTACGGATACATCGCCAGTTGACGTAAGCCCTGCGCTTGTCACCGCCCCACTAGCCGTAATTAATCCTGTTACAACCGAACCAGATGTAAGCGCATTTGTAGCTGTTAAACTGTCAGCACTCAGCGCACCAGAAACGGTAAGACTTGCTGTAGTAAATCCACCAGTAACAGTTAATGCACCGTTTACCGTAACACCATCTGTTGTTGTCTCTAACTTTTTACTATTGTTAAAAAATAATTCAACAGCGCCATTTTCATCCATTGTAATAAATGTTGGGCTTGTCGCGTCTACCGCACCAAGAGTAATATTGTCGCCTCGAATATACAACTCACCAGTGTTATTTTTAATGTAACCATCATTGCCAGTTGTGTTGTGATAAATCTGTAAATCAGTGTCATTACCAAAGTTTACAATAGCATCATCGTTTACTGTGCCGCCAGTTGCGCCGATCTTACCTGTTAAATCTGTATTTAGATTTTCAAAGTTAGCGTCAACTTCATCATGCGTAAGCGGAGCGCCTTTAGTTGCACGTTTTACAATAGTCGCCATTAGTAGCTCCTAATCTTAATTCTGCGCCCGCCAGATCCGCTTTTAGCTTTTTCACTATCTGCATTTATATCATTAATTGCGCTTTGATACAATGCTGCCCATGAGTTCATTCTTGCATCTTCCTGTAAATATGGTGCGGCGTGTATTAATGAGCCATATAAATAAGCGTCTGGAAAATTTGTCAAAATAACATTTGTTGCCTGACTTGCACTGAGAGTTAGTATTTTTGAGTAATAATATAATTCAATGCTGTATGTTGCATCTGGCGTTGGAAACAACTCTATTTCGCCCTGCGTTATTGCATATGAAGTGGGTTTGCCACCTGCATCATCTGCATTTTCCCTTAATTTTTGCATTTCATAATAACTAACAAGCTCTATAGGGCGCTGATCTACTTCTAAATGCAATCTAATTGCTTCGACAAAGTCTGTTGGCAATACACTAAATCTTCCACTTGCTGAAGCTGTGGCCCTGTTCTCCATACGCCAATGACGAATTTCCCTGTTCATTCTTTTTTCAGCCATGTTAATAAAATCAGGTATTACAGCCGTTAAATCACTACGATTGAGAAAATCTGCTATAGAAGCTTTAAGTTCATCATATGTTGTTAGTGCCATTCTACACTCCTAATAGGTAAGCAAACTATCGTTTCTACCATCTTTATTGTCTCTTACCATAAAATCCATTAATCCAACACCCCCTACGACACCTAATTGTGGAATGCCTTTTTTCGCAGCGTTTTTAATAAACTCAGGGCTAAGACGAACACCTAGCACTGGTTCTCTGTTTCTTAATTTTGGATCTAATTCAGTATCAATCGTTAATTCTTCTAATTTTGCGTTTTTATCTATCTTTTTAATAATTTTTTCTAACCTTTTAGGCGCAATTCCTTCATAAAAACCTTCGTGACCTTTTACTTTACCGCCTGTTTTGTTGTAAACCATCTCTGCATTTGGTAAGGCAAACCATTCATCACCGCTTTGAATAGCATCGTACAGATTGTTTTTCAGCGTCATGTCAAGCCATTTGTTTGTTTTTTCTGTCAATGGCGGTAAGTTCTTGTAACGTACATCGGTATCAGGCGGTTCGTTTACCCCATATTCTACGGCTGTATCAGGAAAAGCTTTTTTGTAATTATCAGTACGTTGTAAATCAGCCCTGTCTACATCAAGCTTAATTCTAGCGCTTGATAGGTTTTTGTTGTATTCTGACATTGATGGCATGTTTAAATTAGTTGCCATATCTTCGAACTCAAAGAATGTCATTTTTTTGCCATCGAACGGTGTAAAAGTTCTGTTCTTCAAAAATGTCTTTTTAAAACGATGTTTTATAGCCTGCACTGTATCATATTCTTTTGATGCGTTATCTTGATAGTTTGCTGTTTCAATTTTTTCTAAAACAGTCTGATCATCATCTGGATTAAGTTTATATTTTTTTATAGTAGGTTTAAGTTCTTCTAAATTTTCCTTAATATATTTGTTCATGTAAAATTCTGCACCACCACTAGAAAAATTATTATTTGTATTCATAACACCTGACCTTACCGCAGGGGCAACTAAACTATCATCATTAAGCTTTAGAGCATAAGGATTACCGTCTACATGGTTTGTTACATCACGCGCATAAGCTTGGTACAAGCCAAATAATTGATCCTGCAGTTTTGTCCAATTTTCTTTATTAGGCTGTAACTTTACATCATCTGCGCTGATTTTTGGCTCTCTACGAACCACATCTTCTGCCCTGACCCTAAACAGCCTTCGAAACTCTGCTTCTATTTTTTCTTCATTTACTCTTGTATCTATTTTGTTGGCATTTTTAAGAACATCATCAAAAGCCTCTGGTGGAGCGCCGTTCATTATTTCTCTAGCTGCGTTTGCCCTGATGTCACCACTTCTTTTGAACTGTTCTTTAAATTCATTATATTGTTTTTGTAAATTAATGTTGTAATCATCATTATACTGTTGGCTTTTTTCTTCAACTTTATTTAGCGCCGACATCTGGTCAACACTTCGAATACGCAAATCGTTTTGGATAAGCCTAGCTTCGCGTGGTATATCTTCCTCTGGATATTGAGTTGGATACCCCTCATAAAGATTTTTTAATCGCTGTGATATTGTTTTCTTTTGCTTACGAATATCTTGCCCGACATCTGACTGACCCTCACCAAAAAGATAAACGCTATCTGTATATCCTGCCCTGTCATATGAAGCTGTTCGCGCATGAGCGGTAATGTTATCAGCGTCCCCCGAAAAGTGACCTGCGCTTTCCATGTCTACTGTGGGAGATTTGCCTGATCCTTGTGTGTATTCGTAAATAGGACTTTCTGGGCTAAGAGAATAGACTTTTTCTGAGTATTGTCTGCCGCCTGCAGGGAAGTATTCAGAATACTCTGTGTCACCCTCATTAAAACCAGAACCGTAATAATCGTCACTTTTGCCAAGGATTGTTTCATAAAAATATGCAGGATCACTATACAAACCTTCACTTTCAGCCATTTCCATCAAGCTGTCTTTTGCCATTTCTTCAGCATCAAAACCTAATGTTTCTGCAAGTTCGTCACCGTCTGCATATTTTTCCCATTTCATATTGTTCCCATCAAACCTCAAGTAAGTCATACCTTTGAAGTAATCGTTGTGCATATCAGTAGTGCTATCATAACCCATATCAGAGGCCATATCCGCTAAGTCTTTACCCCTAACAGGATATAGAGGAGCCTCACTTCCTTCCTGTCTGCGCAGCGTTCCAAGTTGTTCACTAAGGTTTATGGAATCACTATAATTGCTTTCTTGCCACGCTAACATCGCATTATTAAGATCATCTGCAGTAAGCACGTTGTCACCGTCTGCTACCATTTCTGGTATAACTTCATCCTTATAATACTGCACTTCATCTGGTAGAGCAAATTCAAGATATTCTTCTAACATTTCATCAGACGAAGGAAAAGATGTTCCTATTGTGCCATCCGCTTCTTTAAATGTTGTTTCAATTATAGGCGTTCTTTCGTCTAAGTAAGACCTTATTTCATCTTTTGTGACTGTTTTTCCTGCGAAAAATTCATCTGCGCCTGTCCACTGAAGTTCGTCTAAGTTAGCACCGCCTTTATTTGGATCAACCATCCATTTTCTTAAATCTTCATATTTACCCTTTTTCTGAGGTAATTTTTCTGCAGCCCTGACAGATGGACTATACTTTTCGACAGCCTGCCTATAAGGTATAAATGTTCCATCCTGCAAATAATAACCTGTATCTGTTTCTGATGCGACAGGTGATAAGCCGCCTTTTCTACTGTAGAATTGTCTTGGAACATCGACACCTTCATACTTGATTGGCACATCAGCACTTAACGCCTTTGGAAGCATATCTGTTTCTGTAAAAGCTTCTCTAACACCTTCCATTCTTTCATCTAGCGTACCACTACCTAACAATGATCTACCTGCATACTGATAATCTGGTAATCTAGCTTTTATATATGATTGAGCATACGGTGCTAAAATTCCTGCCATTCTGCCTTGAGGATTAACACCTGCTACTTCAGCCGCGCCCAGAATATCCCTAGTCAATCTATCTTCGCTTTCAGTACCGCCTGCTATTCCTTCTGCTAACGCAGCAATACCTTTTTCTCCTGCGCCAAGAATACCAAACAATCCTGCAGCCGCCATATCTGACAAATAAGCAGGTGCTTGTATGTAAGGACGAAACATATCTGGCGCTTTTTCACGAAAACCACTGAAACTAATTTCACCTGCATTGCCTGCAAATGTTTTAGACAAATCAAGCATTTCGTTACCGTAATCTTCTACGACATCACCAAACCTATTGTCTTTGTTAAAGCGTCTATCTAGCTGCCTAGTGAAATAATCCTCTAACGCGCCAAAAATATTTCTATTTTCAGTTGCCACGATTATCTTCCTCCATAAATGGTATGGTTAATAAACCGCCTGCGCCTGACGCTGTAAGGTTTCTAAGATTAGACAATCTGGGATCAAAACGTGCAAAACGTGATCTAACATCTTCTGGATTGTAACTTATTTCTGTCATTTTGCCTGATGCTTCTGGAACTTTAGCGCCTGTAAATCCTGCGCCCTCTAATATTTCTGTCATATTATCGTTACCAAAAGTTTCTCTAAGCTTTGCAAGTGTAACTATGCCATCTTGATAGCTGTCAATATATACATGTATTTTTGGATTTTTCTTATGCTCTATAATAACTTGATCACCATCACTAATTATTGCGACATTAAATTCTGATCCTTCACCTTCAAAAGCTTGCCCTATCTTTTTAGCGTTTTCTTTTCCAGTTCGCTTGGAAGCATCAAAGGGATTATCTGATCTAACAGATACAGGCAAAATGTTTGAACCTTCAACAATATCATCTTCAGTTCTGCTTTGAGCATACCGTCTTGCTCTATTAGGGTTTGTCGTTGTGTAAAAACCTTGACCGTAAAGATTTTGTCTCTTCCCTAACTTAGAAGGATCGACTGCTTTAATATCGTCTATCGTGCCATGATAGGCAGGAGTAAAGCCCATTGCTTCTGCTCTTTCACTTCTACTTGCAGCATCCATAGGCAAATCATAGTTTTGTGATAAATACATATTTAACTGCGTATTGGCTACATCATCACCCATATCAAGCATTTGATCTGTAACCTGATCAGCTTTACCTGCGTTAAGCAAACCTAAAATCTCATCTCCGCGATTTTTTACAGGAGCCTTTAAACGATTTAACAAACCCATTACCATTTTACTTTATTCGCCCAAAATGCTGCAGACATTTTACCCTTGGAAATATTCTTTGCATGCCTTGCTTTAAAGGATTTAGCACGTTTAGTCATCTTTTTATCGCCTGTCTTGCCCTGTTGACCGAACCTAATAGTTTTTACTTTGTCACCTTCTTTAGCAACAACGACATGTGATTTAGTTTTGTGATTAGGTGTTCGCTTTGGCTTGTTGTAGCCGCTAACTCCTGCACGTTCTAAACGACTATCTTTCTTCTTAGCCATATTAGCTTAATAAAGTTGGTGGTTGATTTCTGCGGCGCATCTCCTGATCACGCAACATTGCTATCATTTGCATAGGATCTACCATTTCTGGCCTTAGTTCTTGCTGCAACAAACCTTCTATAAATGGATTAACCATGTCTTTTATCTGTTGATTATTTAACGGTTCTGAAGATAAAGGGCTGTTTACATTTGGAAACGATCTAGTCCTGTCAAATTTTGCCCTGTCAGCATCACTTGGATCTAAAGGTGGCAATTCATTTACTACTACGTTTTGTTGAGGGGTATTACTTACGTTGTTATTAGCAACCATAGCACTCACGCCTGACGGTCTGTTTTCCATACCTGCCTGTGCATAAGTTCTTGGCCTGTTGTAACCATATGGTGCTACGCCTGCTAAATTTAACAAGCCGCTATACAATCCTGCGCCCTTAAATGTATCTCCTGATGTGTTCACGCCGCCACCATCTATCGCATCAATGTGAGCAGGAACATAGTTCCCTGTATTCATATCAAAATAGCCAAAACTTTTATCATTTTGACTTGCCAATATTCTTTTACGTTGATCATCGCTTGGGCCGCTATCTGAAAATTCCATATTTTTACCAGAACCTTTGCCCCCACCAGCAGAACGAACAGCCTCAGATTGTGAACTAGATGGGCTGTATGCAGCTTGACGTTCTTTTTCTTTTACTTTTGTCAGTTTGCCACCCTTAAAAGTATAAGCCATTTACTTCTTTTTACCGCCTTTTTTCTTACCGTATTTGTGCATTACTTTTTCCTTTTTGGTTTTTTAGCTGTTTTTTTGCTGTCTCTAAAAGCTTTTTCTGTTGGCGCACCCTTTGCGCCTTTTGCTCTCATTCTCTCTGGCGTTTTCCCTGCTTTTTTCTGCGCCTTTATGCGCTTACGTTTTGCTTGAATATTAGAATATAATCCACGTTTTGCCATGCGCATCTCCTAAAATTAATTTGAGACTAACACATTATGCAATGCCACGCAAATTCCTTCTTATAGGTTCACCCCAACTTTGTAACGGACGATAACCTACAGCCATATATCGCCAAGCGTCAGCACCATGTGAAGTCCAATCATGCAACGGTCTGCCACGCCATGTTTTGTTTTTTTCATCAAAATCTCTACGATATTGACGTAATGCCTCAATGCCACGATTGCATTTAGTTTCATCAAAATAGCATCTAGCTATCATTGTTCTTGCTGCTTGTATGCCATCTTCTATTGAAAGCTTTGGCGCTATCTCTATGTTTCGTATGCCAAGAGCATCTAACACTTCTAACCTACTTTTGCCTGTGCCAAGTTCTTTTACCTGTACATCATGCGGTAGAATGTGTTGTTCGTAATGGTATTCTTTACTCAGCAAAACCTTTGCATAATGATCTAAACCTACGCCACTATTTTCATAATAATCAATAACTCTGACTTCACCACCGCCTAAAAACTGACAAAACCAAATAGATGTGCTGTCACCTATTCCCAAATCCCAAGCAGTAATTACTGACATTGCAGGATCATAAGGAACATTAGTAACCCTATCCTCATTGGTGGCGTTTTTCATTTCTACTGCGTAATAAGCGCCCTGTATTGCTGCTTCGAACGCACACTCAAATTCTTGTTCATAACGATCTTCACCCATTGTGCGTTTAGCTTCTTTTAATTCTTCTTTGTCTAATATGTTGGTTTCAGAAGCTTTGTGCATTGCGGTAAACCAATTAGGATTGTCTTGCGCATCATGCCACAATTCCCAAAATTCGTTTTTACCTTTGGGCGTACTAATAAATGTGCAACTTCCATGTCTGTCTGATATTGCAGGCCGCAACACTGTAGGCCAAGCTGAAGCAGGAAAGTCTGCCATCTCATCACAAACTATGCTATCAAAATATAAACCGCGCATAGCATTATAATTATCTGCGCCATAGACGCGAAATCTGCTTCCATTACTAAAGTCTATCCTTAATTCGCTGTTGTTAATTTTTCTATTAGGAATGTCTTGAGTGTACTCTAGTGCATAATCCCAAGCTACAGCTTTTGCTTGTGAAAGATATGGAGCAATGTACGCTACTCTTACACTTTCTTTCTCCACTGAAAAACATGACCTAATTAAATCATTTATTGCCGCTACTGTTTTACCAAACCTTCTGTGCGCAACAATAATAGCAAACCGTTCCGTCCTGTTGTGAAAGTTTTTTGCTTGTTTGCGCGGCTTGTAATCAATCTCTATTACATCTTCCATTTTAATTTAACCACATGCTCTAAGCCACCATCAACTTCTGCTTTGACCTGCATAGGTAATACTTTACCCATAAGAGACATAAATGATTGTGGATTTTCTATAGCCTGATGTTCTAAGTAAGAAACCATACCTTCTTTCTTGGCTTCTTCTACAAATCTAGGATCAGCTTTATCAGGATCATCGTATCTTGCTAAGACAATATTCTGTCCTGCTCTATCTGCTGCTTCTAATATAGCATCTTTCAGTAGTCTTGGAACTTTATTACCTGTTCCTTTTTTTCTACCAGATCCTTCTACTTTAGATATTTGTTCTTCTTTTGTACTCATATGTCCGTCCTTACAGGGTGCGTCTATACTTCATATAATATAACCTAAAAAGATTACAAAAAAAAGCCCCCCGAAGTTTTATGGAAAAAAGGAAACGCTTCGAAGGGCAGTTAAGGCGTATCTCAGGGAGGTTTATAACACGCCCTGAGTGACATTGTATCATCTTTTAATAATTATTAATAGCTGTCAACGCTTCTTTGTAAGGCTGTATGTCTGCCTCAGTAACTAACCCCTTGTTCAGAAGCTTCTGCGCTTCAGTTCCGTTTATATAATGCTCATCTACTGGTTCGCCACGTTTAATTCTTCCTGCGTTTATTTTAAATGGATCAGGAGTATATTTGTTATCGCCTGTTAAATCACGAAACTCAGGACGCCTTGTTGATATTTGTTTTGCTGCCCTGTGCATTTCTTTGATTGTAGGCCATGTTCTAGTTTCTAAATTTCCTAGCAGTGCCTCTTCGAAATCATTAAACCAATCTTTATATCCTCTTGTGGGAGCGTTCTTGATAATAACATTTGTAAGTATTTCGGCTTCTCTTTTCATACCCTCACTGTTGTTTGTAATTGCTCTAGGCGCATTTAAACGTCCTATCATTGATAGAAACATTTCTTTTAATTCTTCATTTCTCATTCATCATCTCCTGCAAAACTTTGTCTTGAATATTAACTGTCGCTAATTCTATTTCATTTGTCCACCGTTCTTGTCTTAACCAAGTTCTAGCATGTGGAACAAACTTCATATCCTGATTACAAAAATCTTTAATACTATCTGCGTAGGCTTTAATACCATCTAAGATAACATCAGCCTCAGCTTTACTTAATGCTGTGATAAAAGATTGTTTAGCTGCCATCTTATTTAACTTTCTTGGATAGTAACTCCAAAATTCATCAAATAATTCATCTATATTATTAGGTTTATTTCCAAGGTTATTTATTACAAGGTTATTCATACGCAGATTTTGCGTATCCCCATGCGCAGATTTTGCGCCACCCATACGCAGATTTTGCGCATCGTCTGAGTTCCAAGGAGTTCCAGTAAGTTCTAATATGTAGCTATTAGTTGTTTTACCGCCTGTTTCCCTGTATTGTGCTTTTCTTTCTAATAAACCTGCTTGTTCTAAAGTAACTATATGTGTTTCTACAGATCGTCTTGACATCTCACATAAATTTGCAAGGCGATTAATGCTTGGGAAACATTCACCTGTTTCTCCGTTATGGTGGTCTGCAATCCAATATAAAACTATTTTAGTGGCAGGCTTTAAATTAGTTTGCTTCATAGCTAATGCTGTCATATAATGCGACATGAGGCATCCTTTCTGTTGTGGTCTTTGGTTGTTTCACTTCTCTTTAGACTGACCCTCTGCTTCGGTAGGGGGTCTTTTTATTTAATCATATTTAAAGTAATCTGACAAAGCTTTTACTGTCGTATATTTAACATCATCAAATTCTCCATCTCTAATCCTATATACAGTGTGACGCGATAAGCCTGTCTTACTGCATACATCTGCAGGGCGTTCATCTTTCAATAAAGCCTGCACATCTTTTAGTGTCAGCATTGTTTCCATAAATTTTTTTCCTTTATTTGCGTAATTAGGGTTGTGTCTACGCTACATTTATGGTAGATGCAAGATACATTTTGGAAAAAAGGATAAAAAAATGTCAGAACAGAAAAGACCACCGCAGGTTACGCTTAAACTTTTTATAGCAACTGCAATTAATGATTACACAATGAAAGCACTAGACACTGGTGCGCCTATGTTTCCTGCTGAAGCACACAAAATATTAGATGACGCAATCGACAGTGCTTTTGAAGCATACGAAAAGCATGGATCTTTTGCAGGTCTTAAAGCACCATACGGATTATTTAAGGAGAAGGAAGATGCCTAAAGCACTACCAAAAAAATTATTAGAAACACTAAAGACAATAGACATGACGCAAGAAGAAGCCACATGGGATGTTCACGGCACACCTGTTCTATTACATAAAGCTTGTGAAAGAATTGCTGCCGTAAATAATATTGTATTTGATGCGCCAGTTATGATCGAAAGTGACGCAGGTAAAAAACACGCGATTATGTGTGTTACTGGTCATATGGGTGACAACACTGAATGGTCTATTGGCGAAGCTACACCTTACAACAACAAAAACAACTACCCATTTGCTATGGCAGAGAAACGTGCCAAAGACAGGGTAATATTAAAACTAATAGGATTGCATGGTCACGTTTACAGTCAAGCAGAAGCAGATGAATTAGAAGAAGCTATGCCAAAAAAAATAATGAACCTAGACACAGAAGCTAGGGTAGATGCTGCTATTACATTTTATGAAGATTGCAACACAGACAAATTTATAGCTAATGAAAAGCGGTATAAAAATTTATTAAACAGCGCAGATATAACAGAACCGCAATACAATGCTGTTGTAGAAGCGCACAACAAAAGAAAAGTGGAGTTAACAATATGAAAGTTATTACAATATTCGGGCGTCTTACCAAAAACGGTGAGGTTCGTCAGACGGACACAGGGAAGTTTGTTACCTTTTCTGTGGCGGTTAACGAAGGTTACAAAGAAAATCAAACAGCAATCTTCTTCGATGTAGCCTATAATCGTGAAGGCATTGCGCCATACTTAACAAAAGGTAAGCAGGTCACAGTGCATGGTGATTTCAAAACCAGTGTATATAACGACAAGACCTACCTAAAGATACAAGCTTACAAAGTAGAGTTAGGATCTACGATAGAGGGCGCACCTAAAAATGTTGCTGAAGTATCTGACCAAAACAACAGAATGGCAGAGGGCCAAAAAGTTGAGGCACAAGATTTCGATGACGAAATACCATTCTAAAATTCAAGTCTACATCAGGGATGGGCAACTACTGCCTGTCTCTGAGCATGACAGTCAACAGCTACAGGAAGCAAAGCAGGGGCAAACTTACAACCTGCAAGCCACAGGAAAACGGTCAAACCCACATCACAGCTTGTATTGGGTGACATTGAGTAACGTGGTAAAAGCTACAGGGCGTTGGCCTACCGCAGAACATTTGCACAATGAATTAAAGTGGGCATGTGGTTACGTTAAGATGCGTTGGAATAATTTAGCAAGCGCACACATGAGAATGATCGACAGCATCAACTTTGATGAAATGGATCAAAAAGAATTTAACCAATATTTTGAAATGTCGATGGCAAAACTATCTGAGGCTGTAGGTTATGACGTACTATCGCCCAACGTATGAAACTAACAAACATCTAATTAAAGAAGAAGAGCTTGCACAATACGCTGCGTTCAAATGGAACTGCGAAATGCGCAAACAAGACAAGTATAATCAATTTGATTATGTTGCCTTAAATAAAGGCAGTGTCAGAGCGTTTGTTGAGCTACGGTGCAGAAACAATAATTATGCACAGTATCCAACGTGTTTTATTACGGCTAATAAACTGTCAGGCGCACACGCTATGCACCAAGCCACAGGACTAAAAATATTATTTCTTGTAGGGTGGAAAGATAAAACAGGTGTTGCTAATCTAGTAAAACAATATCCTATATCAATAGGCGGCAGAACTGACAGAGGTGACAAAGCAGACATGGAAGCAGTAGCAGAGATACCAATATCGGAGTTTACAATAATATGACCCAATATACCGAAGAGCAAATAATGATAAGAGCAATGCCTTGCCCGAAGTGTTTTGCACAACCAAGGGAATTATGTAATAGAAAGCCACAAGAGAATGGTATCGTCAGAAACCATCGTGAGCGCATGGAATTATTCCATGAACATGTTTCCCAAGTAGGGGTAGGTCTAATGTGGTTTGAAACTCACCATGTAGCAACAACACAGGAAGCTTTTAATCAGATGCAAAGTTATGACGAACCTAGCTAACAAACCACCGCTAGGTTTGAAAACTAAAACAAAGAAAAAAGACGCAAAGCATTTAGACAAAATAAGATCCATGCCTTGCTGTGTCTGTCAGAAGTTTGGGCAGGTGCAGCTTAGTCCGACAACAGCGCACCACGTTATCCATGACAGGTATGGCACAACAAAATCTAGTGACCTGCAGGCCATACCCTTATGTGATGGACATCACCAAGCATTGTGGGATAAATCGAAAGATTGTGCAATACATGACAACAAAAGAAAATGGCGTGAACTTTATGGTGCTGATTGGAGTTATTCAGTCCAAGATACGGAGATATAAAGCACTGGCCCTTTTTCTGGATGGCAAAAAACTTTTTGCGCTTCGATACTTGTAACCTGTTTATCATCCAAAATAATACCATCCATTCCGCTTATACCGTCTTTGGCTATTTTTACAATGTTATCAAGATCAGGTTTAGCAATAGGTTTTAAAACGCCATACTCTGCTTCTAATCTTTTTACTTTGGGCCATGATTTAGGTATGTCCATAAATGCTACAACTTTTACATGACAAAACCTACCTGTTGGTTTGAGTTTCATTTCCTGCATTTTAGACCAAGCTGCAGCCTGTATGCGTTTTTCATATTCTCTAGTTTTAGTCGGAGTATATGCGTGACCTGCCTTAGTAAACCTTGGCCTGCCCTTGCCTATTGGCTGTCCAGAAACTTCTATTTCTACTTGGTTTAAGGTTACGATCATAAAGCTTTGTAACTTTTTTTAAAAATAATGCAAATAATGCTTGTGCATATGTATCGTACATGATACAACCTAAGTATAGGAAAAGGAGAAGTGTAATGGACGATTTTTATAAAAATATGAATAATGTAGTAGTCACTCACAATGGCTCACCCATTTCGATTGCGCACCACAGGAATGACAATGGACGCGATCAAACAGAAATCGCCTTGATCAACGAAGAGGATACTACTGGCGGTATGCCGATTTATTTCTACGGATCTACCCTTGATAGTTTGATCGAACAATTAACCACAATTCGCAATGATTTAGATAGCGGCAAATATGACCAAGGACAAATCCTTGGCTTACCAGAAGAAGAAGGAGAAGTGTAATGAGACTATATACTAATAACAAAGGCGAATGGACAGGCACACAAGCCGATGCCAAAAAAGCTTGGGGCAAAGACACGGCGCTTGTAGAAGTGCCAGTTAGCAAAGAAGCCCTGATGAAATGGCTTAACAAGTGTCGGGTTGTTTCTCAGTCACATGCTGAGATAGCACAACAATTCAATACGCCCACACCTGATGATGATGCGCGATTGTATATAACGCCTAAAGGCCGCGCAGCATTGTCAAGAAGCGCAACAAGCATTGATGAATTAAATCGACATGATGTTCACGATGTTGTTGCAAATTGTGACCGCAAGCATTTAGGTTCTGCCCTTAGTGCAATTATCAACCGACTACATGATGAAGTGGATGAAGTATAATGCTGATAGTTAAAGCAGAAGATTTAGACCCGATCTTAAATTGGCTTCGAACATGCCCATGCTCATACAGCGTAAGTTCGATGCAGGGCGGTAACGTCCATGTTAAGTTCATACTCAATGTTGTGAACATCGAAGAGAAGAAGAAACAATTTTCTTTGAGTGATGAAGCAGAAGGTGGGGCATAAGCCCCCCTCATAAAAAATTTAATTATTTTATCTACAAGTGTTGACAATATTTAATGTATCGCGTAAGATACTTATTATAGGAAAAAGGAAAAGCAAATGACTGGTACAAATTACGCATACATCGAAGAAAGATCAGCATGGTTGTCAACAGAGTTTGGCGAAAAGTTAGCTAGAAAATACTTTGGCGGTCACGTTGATGATTTACCACGTTATGTGCGCGGCAAGCGTAAAGGACAACTTAAAGGTCAGTTTAACTGGATGAAGGTAGAAAGAGGTGGTTGGGTTCATGGATTTCATTCACCTGTTTTCGGTCATATTAAAGGCAAAGGCGTTGAGAACAGAAAAGGTAAAATTATCCGCGCCATGTTAACCATACCTGTATGGGGCGGTCAGGACGAAGTGATTGCTCTTTATGTAAGAGATGGTTCTGAACTTGACGGTTTAAACCGATATCACCTCAAAGAAAGAGGGGTAAAACTTTTTGAAGCTAATGACGCTGACCCTTATTACGGTATTTCACTAATGGATCAAGAACAGCCAGTAAAAGATCCACAATCAAAACTAGACATAAACTAAAGCAGGAGAGAAAGCATGACACAATTTAACACAGACATAACATTAGACATCAGAGGCCATGAGTTTAAAATAGAAATTTATGGTGACGTAGACAGAGATGGTTGCGCAGAAAACATAGAAATGTTTTGGCAAAACTTTGTAACCAAACAACAAAAAGATTTACCAAAGCGTGTTCGCACATACATCGAAAAGCAGTACGCTTACGAAATTGACGATGCAATTAGTTTAGCATCAATAGAGGATGGTGACTTCGAATATGATTGTTGGAAGGAGCGTTACACATGAACCCTGATGATAGAGAAGAAAATTATAATGAAGATTGTGATTGCTACGGCTGCGCCACTATGCGTCACGAATGTTGGTATGATTATATAGAGAGAAGAAAGAAAGAGAAGGAACAAAATGAAAGACTATGAATTTACATTTGATAGTGAATATGGCGTTTACTTTGGAATGATTGAAGCGCCAGATGAAAAAACATTTCTGGAAGAAATTAGAAAGCAATACCCACACGATAAAGGTGCGGATGGTTACTTTGACTGTCCTGACACTGGGGAAGAAAAACCGATAAAGTGGGGTGATTTGTAGTGGATTACTGGACGCTTCTCACGCTAGGCTATCAGGTACTTGAACACACTATGTACGTCAGTATTTGGTTTTCTAGTGAAGAAGATTGTTGGAGCGTACTTTTAAATAACGGTACGCTTTACGATCAGATAAATGCACAAGAAGGTTATTGTGATGTAAGTGACGTAACCTCTAAGCTAGTTAAACCTAAACTAAGACCTTGGTGATGACATGACATACAGGCACAATCTTCACCCTGCGGATGCAAGCTTACTGAGGCATTTACGGCAGTTAGTGGATAGGCTTCAAGATGAACAGCATAGATTAGACGCCCATCCAAACGTAAAACAAGATTTGTTTAGAGCAAGAGAAGAATTAAAAGAATTTACATCTAAACTACGACAAAGAGGAGTAAATATATAGTGGAACAATGGAACGAAATGCTGCAACGGCATAAAAGAGAACGTGTAGAAGCACTGCAATCACTGTCAGAAAGCGGATACACACAGACACAAGCAGCTAAAATACTTGGCTGCAAGCTGTCAAAACTTAATACTTACGTTAAACGTTATGATATTGATTGGAAAGTAATAAGACAGGGTGTTCGATCATAAGATGGTGTGACCAGAATAGAAAAAGCAGGACTTAATTTCTGTGAGAAAAAAGGAAACTACTCTGGTCACTTACATTTTATAACCAAGCTTTTACAGAAAAACAAGGACAGGCTTTAGAAGCATACTCATTATGTCCAGACACTTTAGTAATGCTTGGAAACTGCTTTTTGTAATCTTCTATCAGTTGACGCAAAGATGCTTCCTGCTCTGGCGTAAAGCTGTCGCTAAATTCTCCATCAGCAACACCACCTCTGCCCCCAACTAGGCTTACACCTATGGTAGTCTTGTTTCTGCCCCCTACATGCGCTCCTGTGCGCTCTACAGGGCGTCCGTAGCCTACTGAACCATCTCTGTGAACAATACTATGATACCCTATGTCAGACCATTTACGTTCATCAACGTGCCATCTGCGGATCTCAGCCACGACATCTTCTACTGGTTTGTCTGCCATCCAACTAGGATTAGTTGCTGTAGCGTGAATAATTATTTCGTCTATATCTCTCATTTTTTACTATCCGTTTTTTTAAGTTTATCGAATGACCTCATGCCACCCATTCCAAGCATCCCAAGCAACAATGGCATCATTACTGACATATCTGCTTGAGGTATGTTGAAACCAAATCCCATTGCAATAGGAGCCACCATATAATTTATGCCAAGTGATATTCCTCCGATCCAACCGATAAGTGGACGCCAAGACGATTGAAACCAGTTGCCTTGAGCATCGGCTTTAAGTATTTCAAGTTGCGCCATAGCCAGTTCTTGCGCATGTTTGTCGCTCATGGTTGCAATTTCATGCGCTAATTTTGCAGCTTGATCTTTGTCTTGTATTACCTTTCCAAGCAAACCACTGACAGGTTCAATAAGTTTATCTATCATGTATCTTTATTCCCTACGTTTGTGAAACCATAATAGCTTGCAACAATAGCAGCAATACTGACATAATAAATATTGCTCATGCTACTTAGCATTACTGAAGCTTGTGGTAACTCCATCCATTCTGTGAAAACAACGCCAAATGGAAAGAGCAACATACCAAATAAACTGAACCAACACATGCGTCTTTGCGCATCTCTACGGGCATCATTGTCACTCATAATGCGCCTGCGATCCTCTAGCATTATTTCACGTTCTTCGGGATCTATTTTTCCGTTGTCGTTTAAGTCGTATTTTTGTTTGGGCATCTGCATACTCCTGACATATGCGCCTATTATAACCAAGAATAATTAATTTGCCAAATTTATCGTAAGCAGCCCACTTTTTGCCATGTTCGATAATTACAGGTTCTTCACCTCTAGGCAAGCTACCTTCATGCTGTTGTGCGTCACTAGTATTTTTGCCTTTTCTGCCTGCGCTAGACATTGCTCTTTGTCCGAATAAGTGCCGATCTGGTAATATTTCAGATTATCGGTGTTTATAAAATGTAAAAATATCAAAACATAAATCATGGAAAATAATCCCTAACGTCTATCCAACCCATATAGTGTAAGTAAGCTGCAGACCCAACAAACGTAAAAATTAACAATACTATTATTCCAACAATCGTAACCATTAACTCTTGCTGCGCAATAGCGTCACGCCTTGCTTGCGCTTCAGCTTCCCTTTTTTCTGCAAGAACTTCTCTACGAATTTTTAAAAGTTCTAGGTATTTTGATCTTCCGTAGGTCTGTGTAATCCACTCTTTAAGCTCTTCTTCAGCTTCCGCTGCTTGTCTAATTTTAGCCCAACGATCCATTGCCGTAGCATTTGCACTTTTGCTTGATATACCTTTTTTCTGTAAAGTTTTCTTTGCTTGGTCAGTTGCGTCAAAGAATTGTCCTATTTGTTTGCTAAGACCTGCAATAGACTTGCCTGCCGCAAGCCCTGATTTGATGCCTGCTAATATTGTAAATACTTCCATATTTACCTACCGTCAGAGTTCATCGGGCGTCTTGTCAGGTATTCCATTGTGTTTTCTAAGGTTTTTATCCTAGCTTGCAATTTAACAATCTGATTAAACTGTAACAGGAAACCTTCTTGGGTTTCGTAAACATCTTCAAATTCTTCATAGATTTCGTCAATAGTTTCACCACCGTCCTCTTCAACTTCTATAATGTAATCTATGATTTCATCTATTCGCTCAGTGTTTTCTTCAACATCACGAATAAGGTTTGTGCGGTCAGTAGCATTGTTCTCAATAGTTAGGGTTTCTACTTGCTCTGTAAGACCTTCAATAATTGATGCCTGAGAAGAAGCATACCATATACCACCACCCACAGTAGATACAATAGCTACCACCGCACTAGCAGCAACCGCGATATTTACCTTGGGCAGATCCATTTAATAACCGTTAGCAACCAATTTACTAAACTCACCTGACATCAGTTTTTTCTTGATGTATTCGTTTAGCTCTTGGCTACCTAGTTTTGCGCCGCACTCTTTCATCCACATCTCAATAACAACAAAAGGTATAGACCCTGCAAGCCGCATGTCCGATTTACGGTTATGTCCATCTATGTTGCGCTCTTTATTAAAATCTAAAATGCGCTGAATATCCTGACTGCGGTTAATTACAATTTTGCCATCTTCATCAAAATATCGTGTTTGTACGCTCATTTTTTAGCTTTCTTTTTTTTTGGGGCTACACCACCAATCCAAGCTTCATTGGTTTCTGTAGTTGGATCATCTGCTTTTAAATGACCTTTAGCGTTTCTTGCTCTTTTAGGTTTAGATGCACCAAGCTCTAATGCCATGCCTGCCTCCACCATCGCCGCACCTGTTTCATCATCTATTTCTAACTCTTGGCCTTTCGCGCATGGGCTACCGTTTGCCCAAGGGTTTCTGTCACTTGTAATCTTTATTCTCATTTCATTCTCCTGTTGTGGATGGGGCATTTCTGCCCCACCTATTTTTATGATGCGTTGATGTCTGCAACGATACCATGTGCTTTTTGCGAAGTTACCTGTAAGCCATATTCGCAGGAAATTAAGCGGCGTTCTGACAGCCCTGTTTTCGCCAACGCTTCTTGCTTGGCAGTCTGTAGATACGCAACCTCTGCATATGATGGATCAAGAACAAGTACGTCAGGTGTATAATCTACACTTGACACTGTTCTGACACGCATATGGCGATTAGGCGCAATTTGAACTTCCCCGAAGTCGGAAATATATACGTCAATCGCAGCATTTAATTTACTATCTTCTGCTTCTTTGTAACGTGTTGCGTTACCAGTGAAGGTAGAAATTTTTTGCTTTTGCGCTGAACCACACATAACAACTTTAGGTGTAGCACCAGAGTTCCAACAACTAGCAATAACAGTTTTTAAAAGTGCTTCTGTTATAGGGCGAAGTGTACCGTCAGTTGCCGCAGCATTGACAAATCCACTTTCACCAGAGCCAGAAGTTGTACCGTTAGCACCTGAACCACCACGCGATACGTTGGAAGTTAGATACGCAGGTAAACCTGCAGTTGCCCTAGCAGTACCAGAAGCACCTGCATTTGCAGCTACGTTAGATAGAAGCATAGCTTCCATGTCACGCTTTAGCTCAGAAAGCTTGTAAGCAACCTGTTTTGCTACTGTTTGTGCGTTTGCAACACCATTTACAGCTTGGTTAGTAGAAGAAACTTCTACAACTTTAGCTGAAATTTGTGTGTAACCACCTTTACGAACAGCGTTAGTTGGTGCTGTGTTGGAAAGACCAACGTCACCCTCTATCTGTCTGTTTGCGCCAGTTGCAGCAAGATCAACTTCACTCCACTCAAAGTAGGTATTATCTACGTTCCTAGAGCCGATTGTACTCATCAGTAAAGTTTCAGTTGGACTTATAGAAGCCATTGCTTCTGATAAATCTTCGCGGATTGTTGTGACATCATATGTCTCATTTGTATTAGCTGTTACAGCCATGATTTTAGTCCTTTTGACAAAAGATTAAGATAGTAGCCAGTTAGCAACATCATCTGCGCTTCCTGACCGTTTCATTGCGTCTAATGCCTTGTCTTTATTTCTGCTTTGAGCCGCACTTGCAGACCGTTTAGCTGCAGGCTTGACCACAGGCCGCGCACCTTCAGCTTTTTTCTTAGCTGTTGGTTTGTTGGCTTGTAGCTTTCGCCATTTAATAGCATCACTAAGGATCATAACTTCTTCGGCAGTTTGCACAGTGCTGATTTGATCATCAGTCAACTTGTAATGCTCTTTCGCGTTTTCTGTCATTTCCTTAACAAAAACTTGACGCTTTGTTTCGTCCTTAAACTCAGGCATCCATTCAGCTAACCGCATGGCTTGCTGATTTAGACTTTCTGCATGTATGCGATCTTTCTCTTGTTGATCACGTTGTGCAACCCACTTAGCGTTTTGTTCCCATTGTTGACGCTGCTCTACAGCCCTACGATACTCTTCTGTTCTCATATTGTATCCTAGAAGATCAGTGTCTTTCATCTCTTCTGGTGGATACTCAGGGATTGCAGGTATAGCACCGTTTTTTGCTTGCTCTAGCATTTGACTTAGTATTTGACGCTCTTGAGAAACTTCCTGTTGCAGTTGTTCGAAGTTCTTACGGTTTTCGGCAACTTCAGTCATTCCTTTTTGGATATACTTTTGTCCTGAGTAACCCCTTTTCAGTTCATCCAGAGTGACTTCTTGCTCTTGTCCATCGACTTTGACCATGTAAGTTTCTGGTTCGACTGTTGGCTCTAATTCCTCAACATCCTCAGTATCAGGTATTTCATCATCGATGTCTGATACATCATCGACATCAACATCTTCGGCAACTTGCTCTTCAGCTTCGGTTTCTGTGTCCAGAATTGCCTCCACTTCTTTATCAGTTACTTGATCTTGATTTTTAGGCACTTCCATAATCAAATTTTCGGCAACCGCGCCCATGTCGTCACCGTTGATTGGGTTAGTCTCTTCCAAGGTGCTTTCCCTTCATATTAATGAGAGTTACAGCGTCTATATTCGCGTTTAGCAATCTCTCTATTTCATTTAATGCCCTAAGTATGGCGTGAGCATCCTCACGTTTCTCCACCTCTGGGGCGCTGCTACTTGCGAAAACGCTTAACTGCATTTCACGCAAATCCTGTACGGCTTCCTTAAACCGATCATCTTCCAATAATGATTTGGACTTTTTAGCTTTTAATTCAATAGCCGCCAGATCCATTCATTCCACCCATCATTTGTTCATTGTGCTGTCTTACAGCATTTTGTTCCTGTTTAATAGCTTCTACGTCAACGGCTGTTCCATATTTGCCTAACAACTCAGCAACCTTAACGGCTAAATCTTGAACCATTTCATCTCTAGCTAAATCATCTTTCATAGCTAATTCGTGCATTTTATACTTATTATCCATTTGCATTTTTGCCATGTCCATCTGTGCCTGCGTCTGCGTTTTCATTGCTTCTGCTTGCACGATGGCTTGCGTTGGATCTTGTTGTTGCGCCATCTGCGCCATCATCTGTTGTTGCTGTTGAGCCTGTGCCATCATTTGCTGTTCTATTTCTGGTGACATAGGCATAAAATGACGGTCAATATTTCTTATACCGCCTAATGCTAAAATATCTGCTAGTGTGTTTCTAATTTGTGTAAGCGTAACCACTCCGTTAGTTGGCCCATAAGTTTGATAAAGTTGCTGTTGAATACCAAACGCTAATTGTAAAGCCGCAGCACGTTCATTTTCGCGCCCTGTACCTAAACCAACATTAACGGACAAATCCATTTCTGCAGACCAAGCTCTAGGATCTACTGGTACAAACTGACCATTTAATCGCATGACTTCTTCTTTATCTGTATTTTTTACATACAAATCTAACATAAGCTTAAACAGACGTTTCATGCCACCTTCTGCTAGGTTTCGCGCAATAACTTCTGCCTGACCTGCCTGACCTTCCATAGAAGCGGCTATGCTTGTAGCTGTAGCACTTTTTAGCACATCAGGATCTAACCCCTGCGCCATCTTGCTAACACCTGTTTTATTGTCTACTACCTGATCAAAATATTGTAATGCAGGCAAAGTTTGCGCTGCGGTAAAAGGCACTGACATTTCTTGAACAGCATTTGGCGATTTTACTCTTACCACTCGTCCGATTTCGTTGTTCAGTAAATCTTCGACATGAACCTGACCATCTAGTATTTGAACTGCAGGATTGTTTGTCAGTGCTGCGTTATCTAATATGCCGCGAAGCATAGATGTTGCTGCGTCTTGGTCTGTTATTGTTAAATCAACCAGTGACGTTCCAAAGAAAGCGTGTGGTTCTGGATCAATCTCAAAAATAGAATACGGCGCATGATCTGCTTCGTAGAATTGCAAAAGCTTGTGATTAGCGCCTACGCATAAAAATTGATAAAGCTGCGGAACGCCTGACCCTTCAATGTCAAGCTCCATATAAGCTGTTGTTAATGTTATTTTCTTTGATGAACCAGAAATGTTTTCATCTTCACCATCGTCAACCGCATAACCTCTGCGCTCAAATTCAGCTTCGTCATCTGATGCAGAATATTCTGTATGATCAAGACCTTGCAAATCATCTAAGCTAAAACCCATAGCCAATATATCAGAAACACGCATTTCTGAAGTATGACCGCAAACATAAAAATCTTCGATGCTTCGTGCGTTTCTATCTACAAAAAAATCTTCTGGCGGCACACTTTCTATACAAATTTCACCGTCTGATATATTTCTAATTAATTTAACGTCATGTATAGGCGTTTCAACTTCTATACCATCTTCACTCATAGAAGCAGCCATTTGCACTTCATGCTCAAGAACTTCTACGTTGTCATCAGAAACAAGCAGCGTAAATTCATCTTCTGATAAACCTGTTAACGTGTGCGTTTCTTGCTCCATGCTTTCGTTGTAATAAACATAAGCCACACCAGTTTTCTTAACCAACGCATCTTGGAAAACATCGTTTATTAACTTGTAGCCATTGTGCTGTTGAAACTTGTAATTAATAAACTGTGTCGCTTGTTCTGCCGCCTGCACATCTTCTGCACCCCTTGGCACAAATTCTACAGGTTTTTCGGTTGCTAAGAATACACGTTGTAATGATGGCTTTATACCACGAACAACTTCACGACATTTAGACGAAACCACACTAGAACGTCCGTCCTCATGCCCTAAATCACATTCTAAATCGTAATAACGCTGCGCTTTAACTCTTTGCGGTTCTATTTCTGCGTCACAAAAATCAATAGCGTCCGAAACTGCTTTGGAAACTATGTTTTCAATCTGTGTTTTATCTAGTGGCTCTAACCGCATATTTTATCCTTACATATTTGGAAGTGTGCTTGACCCTAGCATACGCAACAAGCCAAGTCTGCCTTGATCCTTAACTAATTGATTGCCCATGTATTGTTGACCAACAGATGAACCCATCAAATTATTTCTAACTGAAGGAAGCATTGTTCCTGCGACAGCCGCATAACCTGCCATTTTTGGATCTTGTGTCAGGGCATAAGTACCTGCGCCAAGTCGTGCAGCTTCTTGACCTGCCCCACCTGCCCCACTTCCAAGAAGTCTTGGCGCGGTTCCGCTTTGAGGCAATACTTTCATAACTGAACTACCTGCTTGCGCTAAGTTTCCTAAGTCACTCTCTCCAAACAACCTTTTCCGTTTAAATACAGCCGTTGTTGCGCTTGCTAATCGTGACGGAACGACAAGACCTTCATCAAATCCCTTGCCGCCCTTTAACGCCCTTTCTATAGCCAAGAAATCTCTATATCTGCGGTTTGTGTTTACCCAAAGTTCTTTACCTTCAACACCTAAATTTCTATGTATCATTTCTTTTAATTCTGGCAAAATTGCTCTTGCAGCATCGCCTGTTTCATCGCCTTTTCTTGTCATATTATTTAGAGTTTGATGATAATATTTTAGCTGATCCCCTGATAATGATTGACCTGTCTTTTTAGATTGCCGAAAAGCGTTATACATTTCTCTAAAAATTGGACTTCTTTGCGCAGGCGCGATTGCGCCACCGTATGTTCTAAGCGCTGAATTTAAAATACTCATATTTTCTTTTGAAGGAATAACTCTGTTTGCAGCCGTATCAAGGTTATTAATTGTTGAATTAAAGCCTTCAGCCATTTCATCATAAACACGCCGTAACTGATCACCTGTTGCCCTGTTTGCGTCTATACCAATTCGTTTCAACGCAGCGCGACTAAATGCTTCAAAAGCTGCTTCCTGCAAGTTTCTTCCTGCTTGTGTAGCTTCTTCCCATGCCTTTACGTCCACATCGTCAAATTTAAAACCTGCAGTTGGTAGCACACCTTCTTTCTTTAACAACTCTAAATGCTGTTTTGTAGTACCTGATATTTGACCACCTCTAGGACTAATAATTTTTTTAGCTAATGACGGAGTTACCAAAGCTGTAGCTATCTCTACTGGTAATTGTAGTGGAGTATCCTCTGCAGCTTTGCCTGCGAAAAAAGACGTTAACGCAGGTAAAACACCCATTGTAACAACATTCTTCCCTGCCAATGGCAAAAACTCACCAACACGCTGCGTTGCCTCACTACCATATTCTTGTGGTTCATAATCTAAAAAATTAGGTGCTACCGCATCTACGGCAGGTTTAACTTTTCTTTCTGACAAATTACCAATTATAGGAAGTGTTAAGCCTCTTTCCATTCCTTCACGAAATTCGTCTGATGGCTCTCTCCCAGTAATTTTTTCATAACCAAATTCTGTACCTTTTTGCAGTAAATCACCTATAATAAAAGGCAAATCAGCCGCACCTGCAACGCCCCTACCAACACCAGAGGTTAGTGACATTCCGTAATCTTTTGCTCTGTCACCTAAAGTTGGTGGCTCTTTAGGTGTTGTTTCTCCTTCAAACAAATTCATGTTAAACTTGTTTAAAGCAAACTTTTCTATTGCTTTTATTTCATCTAATTTTTTTGTATTGTTTTTTATTGAGTTATAATAAGTAACAATTTCGCTTGCATTTGCTTCGTCTAAATTTATTGTTTCTGACATAACCTTACCCTTGACTTGTTACTTGAAACATATTTATGTTACCAAATTTATCTTGTAATTCTTGGTTAAACTTGTTTCTATCCCTAATAAATTGATCACCAGTTCTGTTCATATAGTCATTAGCAAAATCTACTATTTCTATTTGTCTTTGATACAATGCGTCTGCAGCAAAAAGAATATCCCTCATTGCTTGTTTTGTCATGTTAGGATTAGCAACCATGTTGTTTAAATAATCAACATCACTGGCACTAATTCCTACACCCAAACTTCCACCTAACTTGTTGAGAACATCGCTACGCATGTAAGTTATAAATTGTTCGTTGCTTGCGATTTCACTGTCAGGAACCATTCCAAGCCTATTTAATACTCTTTTACCAAGAACAACTAACTCATTGCCTGCTCCTGCATCAAAACTTGGGTCATTTATAAGTTGAATTTGTTTTCGTGTGTTAAATTGGCTTCTTTTGGCTAGTTCACCTGCATCTAACAATGCGTCTGTAAATTTTAATCCTCTATCAACTAGCGCTTTATTTTCATAGTTTTGCTGTGTATTAATATTTGTTGTAGGTGCTGTGTTAGCAAAAATTTCTGCTTCTTCTGGTGATTTTCCTAAAACATTCTTTGCATATTCGTACATTTGTATTTTAGCAGGTGTAGTAGTGCCAGTTCTGTTAAACTTTTCTCTAAAGTAAATCTTCATAGCGTCTGATGGTTGTAATGATCTATTTTCTACTGCCATAAGAACTTGTGCTGCTACTTTATCGCCACTATCTGCACGTTGTTTTAAAGCTGTTAAAGTGTCTTGTCTTTGCCTGCTTTGCAAATCAAATGCAGTTTGTTTGTTTGCTTGTTCAACAATTTGATCACCTATACCATAACCTCTTAAAACAAGCGCATCTAAACCCTTACCAAATCTTTTTGCAGGGCTTAGTAATTGGTTAGGATCTTTTTGTGTTGCTTGATTAGCTTTGCCCATCAGCATGTCTAAGAAGTTGTAATTGCTCATTTTTTTGCCCTTATATCTTTATGGCATCATCTGTGCGCCAAGTTGCAAATAATTAAAAAGGCCCGGCTGAAAGCTCTTAGTTTGCCCCGAAACGTCAGGGGTAGCGGATATGCCTGCAAGCAGTGTATTAAGGTTTTGCATAGGTTGGCCTGTGTATTGTCCGTATTGCTGTTTGCCTGCATTAATTAAGTTTTGCATCATTTGTTGCTGCATAGCGCCCTGTTGCATCTGTTGGTTTCCAATCGACTGTCCATAACCAAAAGACTGTCTGCCTAAATTTGCTAACTGATTTGCCGCCCCTAACTGTGCTGCTCTGTCAGCTTGGGAAGCTCCTAGCGCTGTATTAAAACCTTGTTGTCGTAATGCTCCAACTTTGTCTAATGCTTGTTGCTGATAACCTTTAGCCGCCTCTGACATTGCTATACCATGCCTAGAGCCACCAAACGCGTTTGCCGCAGTAGCTTGAGCATCAAGAGTATTCAAACCTATTTGTGCTGCGCCGCCAACATCACGCAATGTTTTATTGACAACAGATTGTTCATAGGGATTTGCATATGCACCCATGCCTTGCGCTGCCGTTTGATTTAAACCTTGCGCTGTCCTGTCCATTGCACCCATTTGAGCCATTGAAGCTTGGTTATATGGATTTGTTATAGGCTGAACCATATTTGGATTTGCTGAACCTGCCATATTATTTACCCCCTCTTCCACCTTGCATTTCTAATGCTACTGGTTGTCTATTAGGAACTCTACTACCAACGGTTCCTGTAACTGGATCAATACCAAAACTACTAATATAATCGGCTGTCGCAGGCGAATATTCTGCTAAATTAGCTTTTGCTGCGTCATAAATTGGCGCTGATGAATACCCCATTGCACCACCATCTTGAACAGGTGTTGGCATATAGTTACCTGCACCAGTTCCCATTCCGAAAGCTGCAGCCGCATCTTGTGTGTTTTGAAAAGCTGCGTCTTGCATTGGGCTAAATGCTGCAACATCTGGCCCCCTATATTCCGCATATGGCCTTGCCGCTAAATCTTGAGACATTCCAATCGCTTGCTGCAATCCAGTCTCAAAAAATGCAGGCATTGTTCTGTCTGTATTTTCTCTGCCACCTTTAGCCATCGCTAAACTCCTTTAAAAAACTTACATGCTGCAATTTCCAATCTAAAGGTGCTAAAGGTTTTTTCCAACCTATGCGTCCAGACATTGTTGCCGCAGTACAGCCATGTTGTTTTGCCCATTCTTTTACATCATTGTCCATATCTAGTATTTGATCCAATTCGCCGCCTGCTAAGAATATGTTTAGCACCTTTTTTCTTGGATATATCACAATTTCTGTGACAATGCACCCCCTTGGCGCTGCCCATAATTGCATTGTGCCTTTTGCTATACTTTCTACAATATCATCAAAATGGTGTGTACCACCTGTATATTCCAAAGCCGCCTCTATCCAAGGGCGGCATTTCTCTAAATCATTTGACAATATTGTATCTTTAGGCATTTACCATGTAGCCAATGCTACCCTCTTCCAAATTACGCTACTTCCATCATAATCGGCAACACAAATATAAATGTAATTTGTATCCCATGCTATCATTCCAGTTACATCTCCTACGCTACCAGTATTTGCACTAGGCGTAGGTTGTTTAGTTGCGATCTGTCTAAAAGCATTATCGCTAGACACAACTGCATATTTTTTAGTTTGATCCCAAAGAATAACGCCATTTTCTGATGGGTTATCATCTGCCGATTTGAAATATAATTTTCCTAAATTACGCTGTAAATAATTACTTAGCTGCCTACCCCATTGCGATAAATCCTCACTTATAACAGGCAGAATAGGAGCAGGCATTAACGTGTACCCCCTATTGTAGCTTCAAGCCTCATTATACCTACACGCCAATCAGCAGGCTTAACACCTGTTACCTTCATGCGTACTTGCCTACCACTAAACCTAGCATCTGTAGGATTGGCAGGCGTAAATGGACCATGTGATGTTTCCGTATCGTTAGGATGATACCTTGTTTTAAAGGTCATACTTACGTCACCTTGCGTAACTTCGTCAGGAATAATTGACGTAACGTACATAATGTTTTCACCAGTGCCAGCCGATATTGGCCCTGTTTCTGCAAAAATAGCACCGCTATCCACGTTATAACCAACTTCGTGTTCTTTTATATTAGCGTGCGTGCCGTCATAATCTGCCATAAATGGGTATCTGAACACGCCTCTAGCCTCGCCAGATGTTCTTGATAACTCACCAATCATCCAATGATTTTCGTTGTAATCATAAGCAACATAGCGATTTATTTCTATACTATCACTAGAGGGATAAAACCACCAAACTTCACCATATTGCGGTATGCCCATTGCCCATATTTTAGTTTGCTGAGAAGTGTTAATGTCGCCAAATATATAATCATGCACATCGCACTTAATAGTTTGTACTGTGTTACCATTAAACAAAAAGAAGTTTTCCTGACCAATAAAGAACACGCCCCTATCAGTATCTACCGCACCACGCATCGTAACAGTTCCGCATGATGTACCAACACGCTCAAAGCCATAAACATAGGGTGGCCCTTGGTAACGTGCTGTGTGAGCATCCGTATCAGTTAAAATAAGTGTTTGGCCTCTTGTTCTTATAGCTTGCATAATTTGACCAGAAGTTTGTAACTCTATGTCGCCTGCCTCATTGGTAGCCGCAGGCGTCCAAGCGTTTCTATCTTCTCTGTCGCACCAAGATATTTTACGGCTATTTCCACCAGAACCTAATGCAAAGATAAAACGCTCTTCAGTCACAATTAAGCCAAGATTAGATAATGGTGCGCCAGTTATTGGTGTGGCTACTGTAGCTAGTTTTAGAGATGTTTCAGTTACATTTACGTTTTGCTCTGCATTAGTCGCAGGGTAAATTTGTATTGTAATGCCAGTATCGTCTGTGTCGAACCTATAGAAACTATTGCCAATAGGTAAGGTTTCATCAAGTAAAACTGTCGTAGTTGTTGTGCCTAAGACTTTAACCTTTAGTGATGGTATTGTTGACGCATCACTATCAGCATCAGGGTCAGTAACATTTATTGTGAAATGATATTTAGCACCGTTAGTTAAACCAGTTATAGCTTGCTGTAAATTAGCAGCCGTTGTGCCTGTCCACTTGGCCTCACCACCACTTATAGCCCAACCAGTTCCTAGCGTCCAATCTGTGCCTGCCGAAAAACTGTTATTAGTTATAAGCTCAGAGCCGCTTGAAACACCCAATCCCCACTCTAAAAGCCTACCATCATCATAATGGCAACCTACCATAAGTTCGCCAAAATTATCTAAACTCCAAAACGTAGCTGGCTCTGGAATGGCATTTGCAAGTTGCTGTCTTGGCGTACCCCAGAAACCAATACCGTATGGGCCTTTACCATACCCAGCAGATACAGCCGCATCTTTACGTCCAGTTGCTAAGTTTTGAGGTGTAATGTCGTAGCACAAGCCACCACCTGTCATAGCAACCAATGCACTATGTGAGCCACCCACCAACCAAGTGCTAGTATTTAAAGCTTCCCAAGCGTGCATACCTCTAACTGGTTGTGTGGTAAAATCTTGCTTTCTATCTTGCCAACCACCAATAGGACGCAATGAACCGTCTAACCATCTGACTAAGCTACCTTCGCGCCATCTGCCAGATTGCTCATAATCTGTGCCTATTCGGTAAAATCCAGATGGTATGTCCAAAGGTACTAAAGTCATATTAAGCCAATTTCATTATATACGCCAAAGCATAGTAAGGTGGTCTGTTTTCGTGAGCGCCACCACCGCCTGCGTTATCAACAGATAATGTGTGAGTATGTGCGCCGCCACTAGCAATGGTTACAGTGTGAGAGTGTGACCCTGCCGAACCTGTTGTTTTAGTTTGTAAGCCGTTTGGGTTCCAAGTTGTAGCATTAAAGTCGATGTCTATGCCCGGACTTAGTGCGCTTTGTAAGACATAACTATCAGTGTAACTATGCGTGTGCGACCCTGCACTGTTTGTCGTTCCAGTGTGCGTGTGTGCGCCACCGCTTGCAGCCGTACCTGTGTGGCTGTGGGCAGGAATATCGCCAGTTGCTAGTGTAACTGTATTTGCACCGCCACTGTTTCCAACATTGTAAGTTCCACTGCTATCAGCGTCAGCCATAACGATAAACTTACCTGTTAAGTTAGGTGTGCCGTTTGAACCGTTACATAATGCCCAACC